GTCAGGACTATCCATAAGATAATCGTAAAGGCAAGAGTAAGCTGCTTGGTAAATATTATTAGGACGACCATACACATCATGCTCTTCGTAATGATACTCAGAGTTGCCTTCTAGTATAGCTTCACAATCACTTGTGTAGATAACCGCGTTGTCAATCCATTCGTGAAAGAAGGTATAGAAGTCGTCTTCATTATCTATATTACCACTGTGAAATTCATGCCATGCTGCTTTAGAAAATCGCTGGTCCATTTCAAATAGTTTTGTGTTTGTTAGTGCTCTGTATAGTTCCATGTTATTTAGGTATATAATTTAATTTTTTAGGGTATAGTTTTTCGTTTCGTCTTGGTCTTGGGCATACCGGGGTTATTATTGGTTTATATCCTAGTATGGGGTTTATATCTTTATCCCACCAATTATCTGGTAATCCTCTACTCATTGTTGTTCTGTTTATCACGTTCAAGTAACTCATCTAGCTTGCCACCGTGTACAAAGTTATCAAATCTAATTAATAAGAATTGTGCAATGTCGTCGTAGTCATAACCGTAGTCTACTAGTGGCTTTAATTTTTCAAGTGAATAATCAATTGCCCATAAGTCTACTGAGTTTTGCATGCGAGTGAACTTACCGTTCATTTCAATGTAATCTTGTAATTTCATATTTTTATCTTTAGTGTTCATATATATTATCCAATATCTTTCGTATCTAGCTTGTAATTTTCAGGAGCATACTCATTATATATATCTACCGCTGCTTTCACGTCCATACCCGAGTCGATTATCTTTCTAAATAAATCCATCAACTTCTTTTTACTTTCCATACCTACTTTAAATGCCCCAAAGTCTTCAGCATAGTCGTAGTACCAATCGTGTCTTTTTAAGGTGATTACAAATTCATCCACCAATTGTTGTTCTTTTAAACTTGTCATACTTTACTATTTAAATCTTTTATTACATTTCTTAATACTTGACCGAATAAGTCGTGGTCTACATTACCTTCCGAGTCTCGGAGGAATTCGAATATCTCTTCATGGATTGCATCAAAGCAATTCTCGCCTAGTATCTTATACATATTTTTTTGTACTCTCATATTATAATTCGTTTACTTGATTTAATAAATCTTGAGCTAAGTCTTGAAATGTTTCACCTTCTTCTGGGTTACAATCTTCCCAAACAAACTTTGCAATTTCATCTTTTAATTTTTCTTCACTTTCTTTTTTCAATTCTTTAAAGTATACTAAAGTATCTTCATTCCAATAAAACTTACTCATATTTTTACTATTTAGTTACATATATATTATCCAATTCTTTTCGTATTAGCTTTGTAAGTTTATAACTCCACTTGACTGTAGTATACCTTCTCACTAGAGTGATAACTCCACTTAGCATTTCTACTATAATATACTCTACTCGCACGCTTTTGATTCACCGAATAACCACTCATCAACTTCTCGGTAATTTTACTTTGCCTCGCTAACCTCTTTCTCAACTTCTCACTCATTGTATTTGCTTTTATAAGTTACATACATATTATCCAAACAACCTCGTGTTTAGCTCGTAAAAGTATATAGTTTATTTATTAATAAAAAAAGAAGGGTAGGTGTAACATCACCTCTCTTTACTTGAGAGTGTGTAGAATAGTTACGAATAGAAGAGTAAGGTAAAATAAGGTGTAGTGAAAAAGTGTGACGTTAGCCTATTAATATATCTATATAACACCCTACTGTCGCACTTTTCATTCCTCTACTATACTTCACTAAATCGGTGTAGTTCGGTGCGGTTTTTGCTATACATGCTGTACACACCCTATCCGAAGAAGACCGTTTCTTCAGAACAGGGCGGTGATTTTTAGCTCGAAGAGATTACTCTTCTTTAGTCATATCATATATTCTTAAGTACCACTCTTCAATACTTTCGTTGTATTCCATCTCACAATTGTCTTTGACGAATGCGTTTTCCATTATAAGCATTTCGTTATCGATTTGCTCGAGTGTACCGTAGTAGTCGGTTCTAAAGATCTTGTCTAGTTCTTGCTTTACTATTCTATTTAGAATTCTTTTGTTTTGTAAACTAATCTTGTTTGATAAATTCTTTTCTAATCTAGTATCCATATTGTTTATTTTTAAATTCACTTTTATTATCCTTTCATTATCGTTTTTACCTTGTAGTTCGCGTATAGCAAAATCAGTGCGGTAAATGGTATAGCTAATTTCAATCCTAGTGTAAATTCTCCGATGTATAAAGTTGCGTGGTTCATATTAATATAGTTTATTGTTTCTAATGTATTCTCCGAGGACTCGTTGTTCAGTGTGGGTGCGCTCTCGGTCGCGCTCCAGATCTTGTTGCAGCTCTTCAGCTCGCTTCAGGTTGTCACAGTACACTATGGTTGACACAAGACCTCCTGATCGGTACTTTATGGTTACTCCTGGCATATCAGTCTCGTGGTTGTAAACCTGCCATCTGCCTGGGTATATGGTGTAGATCCACGTACCTTTGTATTCTCGTCTGTATTCTTGTTTTATATCTTGTAATTGCATATCTATTGTTTTAATGTTGAGGTAAGATTTGGGGTTGAGGTTCATACTAATTTGTCCATGTCTCGTACGAATCTTGGAGCATCGTATGTTTGAGAGTAGTACTTGTACTTGATGAAACACTTCATGTTATCGAATCGCTCTCGGTTGAACTCGTACACTTTGTCATGGTCGTATTCGTATACTTTGCCATCGTAGTTCGTGTACTTCACTATGATTCCTTTACCGATTAATGATTTGCGGATGATGAATCGCTTGCTTAATAGTTGATTGGTTGTTTTCTTTTTACTCATAATATTTAGTTTTAATTGTTATTTATTTACATTTCTATTATCCAACTACACTCGTGTTCAGTTTGTAGTTCCATATAAAATCCACTCTCGTACTATGTTGAGGTCTTTCTGCGCGTCGATCGCTTGGAGCAACCTGTCGTTGTCTCTTAACAACTCGATCTCATTCGATAGTTTGCTTTCTAGTTCTTGTAGACTCACTCCGTTCATGAGCTCGTGATTTAGTCTTTTTTCTCTTAGTATTCTCATATTGTTATTATTTATTTATTTTTTGTTACACTTATATTATCCAAGTGAGGTCGTGTTAGGTTTGTAATTTTGCTGTACACGTACTACGTACGCTTTATGAAATTAGATAAGAAGAGTGCATAATAGTATTATCCAAACCTAGCCGTGCCAGCCTCGTGGTTTTGCTGTACACGTACCGTGCTACCAGACCGGGCAGTAACCAGGTACCAGGACCAGGCGCCAGGCAAAAGCCAAAACTTCTGCAGGAAACACCAGGATTAGGCCCCCGTGGGGTAAAATGTTAAAGTTTGCTAAATAGGGTGTATATGTCAAAATATATATGCTACCCCATAACTCTACTTATCTTACCATCCCAAAAAGGTGACGGTAGCCTATTAAGATAATATATAACAGGCTATTGTCGCATTTAACTCTTCTAACTTATTTGTAATAATAAAATTATGGGAAAACAAAAACTATCTAAAGAAGCTGCGGCACGTAAAAAGAAACGTGATTTGGCATCGGCTAATTCAGCCAGGCGTAAAGCGATGCGGGCGGAAAACCAGCGTAAGCGTCGTGCGGCTATTAAAGCGGGTAAAAACATAAACGGTAAGGATTACGATCACAATACCAAGAAGTTTGTATCTGTTAAAAAGAACCGCGGCGGATTTGGAAAGGGTACCAAAAAGTATAATACCAAAAAGAAATAACGTATTATGTACAACAATTAGTCTAACCTTTAAAACCAAAAACTATGACTTATTTTTACCGCTACGAGACCAGTAGCACCCAAGACCAAAAGCCAACATTAGAAATGAAAGAAACCTGGGAACACATTTCACAGAAGTCTAATTGGCGCATCGTACAACTACCGAACGGCTACTTCCAAGCGGAGTATAAGCCTGTAGGCTGTGAGGACTGTACCGAAGATTGCAAATGTAACTGGATTGATGTTACAAGAAGAGAAACAGTTCAAGCCGCCGAAGCAGCAATCGACGCATCAATCGAACATTACAAAAAGCGGTTGGCATTCTTCGATGGCCCTAAGGTAGTTAAAACATTTAAATAAACCCACTATAATTAATTTAATCGAATGGAATTTAATAACCCAAGTGAGATAGTAAAGGATCTTGCATTTGGCGACAGTGCCAGTGCCAAGATTATTGTTGGTGTAGACAAATTGACCGAAGCAGTCAAATCTACCCTGGGAGCATCGGGTAAATGTGTCATCTATGAAGACGCATTGGGAAAGCCGGTTGTGACCAAAGATGGAGTAACAGTTGCGGACAGCGTAGTGCTTATGGATCCGGTAGAGAATATCGGAGCGACACTTATTAAAGAAGCCGCACAAAAAACAGTGAAAGAGGCAGGGGACGGAACAACAACCTCGACCGTCCTCGCTCGCTCCATTTTAAAAAATTTCGAAAAAATCCCCTCCGGGGATAGCCTACGTAATGTTAAGAAAGACATGGAGCTTACTTTAACTAAAGTGCTTCGTTATCTTTCTAGTTCTTCAAAACCTGTCGCGGGTTCAACATTAAACGACGTAGCAATCATTTCTGCAAATAACGACAAAGAGCTAGGTGATATTATTGCCGATGCCTATACTAGGGTAGGGCAAGATGGCGTAGTTCTTATGGAAGAGTCTGAAACAGAACAAACGTTCGTGGATATTGTTGATGGCGTACAGTTCGATTCCGGCCTTAAGTCACAACACTTCGCTACAGATGATGATAAGAGTAAAGCTGAGCTAGAAAACCCTTATGTACTTATTGTAGCAAATGAAATACCTAATATACGTAAGATACAAGGCGTATTAGAATTCGTTATTAAATCAGGTCGCAGCCTACTTATTGTAGCGTCTGTAGAGCAGAAGGCACAAGGTGCATTAATGATGAACAAAGTAAAAGGTAATATCAAAGTCAACGTAGTTGACGTACCGGGATTCGGGGCGACTAAAATGGACACATTAGAGGATTTAGCCACGATAACCGGAGCGAAAATTATTAATGACGAACTTGGCGACGATTTAGATATGATTGACCCTAGCGTGTTAGGTGAAGCAATGCGATCTTTAACGGATTCTAATAATACTGTAATAACGGTAGAAAAAATGCCGGAAGAAGCAGAGGAGCGAGTCGAGCTAGTACGCAAAAAAATTAAAGAAGAAAAGAATGGCTTTATTAAGAAAAAGCTCGAACAACGGCTAGCGATGCTCTCTGGAGCAGTCGGTATCATAAAAGTCGGGGCTAACAGTAAAGTCGAACTTAAAGAAAAGAAAGATAGGGTTGAAGATGCTATCTACGCTGTGAAAGCAGCGCTAAAAGAAGGTATCGTTCCAGGAGGCGGAGTGGCCTTAAAAGATGCCGCTAACAATATCTCACCGAATGGATGGGGAGGTAAGCAGCTTCTGGACGCAATACAAGCCCCGTATCGAACTATTTTAGATAACGCAGGTATAGAATATATCAACGTAGAAAAACGCGGCCGTGGGATTGACGTAACAACCGGTAAAGAAGTCGGAATGATAAGAGCAGGAGTCGTTGACCCATTATTAGTCACTAAAACTGCATTGATAAACGCAGCTTCCGTAGCAATGACTATAGTTTCAGCTGGATGTGTAATTTCAAATAAAAGAATAGATGCAAGCAGTAAATAACTATATTATAATTGTTCCTGTAAAAGAAGAGCCTGTAGAGCAAAAAGGATTGTTAATCACAGACGCCCACACAGACGATATACGCTATTTAAAAGGATGCGTTGCCTCCGTAGGCCCAGATTGCAAAGGAGTTGAGATAGGAGACCACATATATTACGACAGGCATTCAGGTCATGGCATACAGTGGAATGAAAACTTATACCAGGTGATACGTCAGCAAGACGTAGTTGCAGTGTTATGAAGATAGAACCTGCTGACCTCCGTGAAATGCAGTTATTTAAGTATTACAGGCTCGTTAGAAAATGGGCCTGTAAAACTCATGGGTTAAATGACGCTGATTTAGAATTACTAATTTATTTTGATTGCATCGGTAGATTTACACGTGATGATTATATAAAGGGAAAGTACTTAATGAGCTGGGATAAAAACCGCTGGGAAAGACTTCGCTCTGATGGTTGGATAGATGTTTGGCGGCATAGAAATCGTACTACAATTAAATATTCTATATTTACAACGTCGTTTAAATGCAAGCAGCTAATTACTAGAATATATAAAATATTGCTCGGTTATGAAGATATACCCATAACTGAAGCAAATGTATTTTATAAAAACAAAACATATACAGATAAGGTCTTCAATAAAGCTATTGATGACATGATTAAAGACAAAAACCGTTAAAACAATTATTATGCCAAACAAAATTTTAAAAGGGACAGGTAGTAAAGAAATTAACTCGCCTGGAGCATTTAAAGACAAAGACCAAGTGCCGTCTTGGTTTAAGGGATCAGATTTAACAACTACAGGAGGTCAGCAAGCTGAAGTGGTAGTCACGGGGTCTAAAGGAAACATTAAAGGTAAAAAAGCAGGGAGCTACGTCTCAGGCCCAACACGCGGTTCTGACCCAAGCAAACCAGTTGAGCTTAAAAAAGGGCAGACCTTAAGCAGCACCAGTCGAAGCAAGTCTTCAGGTAACATGAGAACTACAACTTATACTCCTACACAAGACACTCAGAAGAAAAGAACCCCCGGTCGTTCTTACTCTGATAAAGACAAATACTACACTACTAGCACTCCTGTTAGGATAACTCAAACAGAAATTAAGAAATACGGTAAGTAATGTCTAGACTAGACAAAAGTAAGATGGCTTGCAACAAACCTCGCAAGTCACCTATGAAAAATAAGAAGAAGGTTGTAAAAGCTTGTCAAGGTGGTAAAGAAAAAATTATCCACTACGGGCACTCTTCTTATGGGCACAATTATAGTGCTGCTGCTCGTAAGTCTTTTCGCGCTCGTCACAAATGCTCTAGTGCAAAAAATAAACTTACTGCACGATACTGGTCATGTAAAAATCTTTGGGGCGGAAAAGGCAAAGATACAAAATCAAATCCAAAAGGAGTTAGAGGAAAATACTAATGGCAAAGAAATTAACACCAAACCAGAAAAAAATTGCTAGAGCAGCAAAGCCCTACAATAAAATTACTGGTGCAGACTTCAAGACGCTAAAAAAGCGTAAGAAAAAATGAAATCAAAAGGCTTAGGGGACTCAATAGAAAAGTTTACTAAAGCTACAGGTATTAAAACAGTAACCGAAAGGTTGTCTGAGGGATTAAATATACCGTGTGGTTGCGAAGGTAGGAAAGAAGCCTTAAATAAACTATTCCCATATAAAAATGGCAAGTAAGAAAAAGTTCAAGGAAACCGGTGTCGGAAAATTTCTTTTAGAAAAAATTCCAGGTGTGGTAGGTGCTATTGCCGAAGACACTCCGGTTGGTAATGTAGTAAGAGCTATTATTGGCGGTTCTGAAATGTCAGACGTAGATAAAGAATTAGCGCTTAAAAAACTTGAACAAGAAATACACGAATTTGACGGTATTACAAGAAGGTGGGTTGCGGACTCTAGATCAGGGTCCTGGCTCGCCTCTAATGTTCGCCCACTAACGTTAGTTTTTTTAACGGTTGCTTTCGTTGTAGGGTGGGGATTACAGCTTGCTGAGTTAGAAGTAGTTAAAGAATTACTCACTATCGTTTTCATCGGATATTTCGGTTCTCGAGGAGCGGAAAAGATAATGGGGAACAATAAACATAAATAATGGCTAGAATATCTACATATAATCAAGATAGCGACGTATCTACTTCAGATAAAGTAGTAGGCACGGATAGCACAACCGGAGCTACTAAAAATTTTAGCTTAGGCTCCGTATTGTCTCTGGTCACCGGCAGCATTAACGTACCAGGCGAAGATGAAGTTGATTCTTATGTGCATACACAAGGCTCAGCTTCTTCTACTTGGACTATAACGCACAACTTGGATAAATATCCATCAATAGTAATAGTAGATAACGATGACGATGTTGTTATTGGAGAAATAAATTATCAAGATAAAAACACAATTATAGTTTACTTTACAGCAGCATTCGCAGGTAAAGCATTTTTAAACTAATATAAGATGGCAATAAAACACTTAGCAAATCTCGATTTAAATCATAACGAAGTAAAAAACGTTAAGATCGATGTAGTTACCGCGGACCCGACAACTAATTTAGCAGAAGGACGTGTTATTTACAATTCAACTACTAACATAATGAAGTACTACGATGGTGCTGCATGGGTTAGTATGAAAAACGTTGATACAAACGATGATGTTGACGTAAATAAAGCAAACCTTAAAGCTAGGCTAGCGGAATTTGATGGTACTGATACAGTACACATTGGGGATGCGGATGATGATACAACGGTAATTATTAGGGGTAACTTACAAGTTGACGGTACAACCACAACTGTAAACTCTGAAACAATGACTGTTAACGACAACTTCATTGTTTTAAACAACAACGAAGCGGGTACTCCTAGCGAAAATGCTGGTATATCAGTGGAAAGAGGTACAGCTACAAACGTACATATTCGCTGGAATGAAACATCTGATAAATGGCAGTTTACAAATGACGGGTCATCTTATTCAGATTTAGGCGGAAGTGTTCCTGATGCAAGTGAAACCGTAAAAGGTATAGTAGAATTAGCCACAACAGCAGAAGCAACAACGGGGACAGATACTGCTAGAGCTGTTACGCCTGCTGGATTAGCCGCACATGCTGCTGCTAGAAGTTATGTAACATCTATTGGAGATGGGGCTGCTACAAGTTATACTGTAACACACAACTTAAACACTAGAGATGTAATTGTACAACTATACGACAACTCTAGTTATGATACAGTTTATGCGGATATCACTAGAGCTACTGTTAACACAGTAACTGTAGGGTTTACATCCGCTCCAACAAGCAATGATATCAGAGTTCTTGTTACTTTAATTGACTAATAATATAATATGGCTCAAAGGTTCTTAAGTAATATAAAAGTTAACGACGCATATACATTACCAGCGTCAGACGGTGCCAATGGCCAAGCTATAACAACAGATGGTGCTGGAACATTAAGTTTCACAACACTGGGTGACGGTGAGGTTGTAAAGATAAATTGTAAAAATACATCTGGTGGCACTATAGCAAAAGGTACTCCCGTTTATATAACAGGAAATGTTGGAAATTCCGATAGGCTAGAGGTCGCTCCGGCTGATGCGTCTGATTCTACTAAAATGCCAGCCGTCGGACTATTAGAAACAGAGCTAGCTAATAACGCCGAGGGTGATATTATTGTAAACGGATATATAAAAGGTTTAATTACTAATACTATAGACGGCACATCTAGTTCGCCTAATAATACCGTTTATGTAAAGTCTGGGGGAGGGCTAACTTTAACCAAGCCCACAGGGACGAACCTTATACAAAACATTGCTAAGGTAGCGCGTGTTCACGCATCAAGCGGGTCTTTAGTAGTTACCTCTATAATGAGAACTAATGACGTTCCTAATATAGCTGAAAACTACGTGTGGCTTGGTAATTCGTCTGGAGTGGCTACGGCTACCGAGCATTTGTTAAATAATGTTAAAGACGTAACTACATCATCACCAACTGATGGCCAAGTTCTTACATGGGATAACGCAAACAGCTATTGGAAAAATGCGGACGCTAGTAGTGGTGGGGGAGCAAGCGACACGGGCACCGTTACAATAGAGAAGGACGTGTTTGATAGTGCTCACGCAACTGACCCTACAGACGGTTCAAATACAACATTTGATTTAACTTCAGCTCCTGCCGGCAAGAATAACTTACAGGTTTATGTTGATGGGGTTTACCAGGCTAAAGAAAACTTTTCTTTATCTGGGTCTACAATCACTATATCGCCAGCTCCACCTTCAGGTGTAGAGCTAGAGGTTATACATATAAAGGCTATCACTGGTCAAATCACTTTAGATAAGTTTGATGGTGATAATTCTACGACTGCGTTTTCAATGTCGCAGTCAATTAATAATGAAAACAACCTACAAGTATATATAAACGGTGTTTATCAATCTAAAGACACTTATAGTACTTCAGGTTCAACATTAACGCTTACTACAGCACCTGCAACAGGGGCTAAAGTAGAGGTAGTACATATAAAACCTGTAGATGTAACGTCGATGACATCCGATCTATTTACGGGCGATGATTCAACGACGGCTTTTGACTTAACAGCTACGCCTAGTGCAGCTGGAAAAACAATGGTGTTTATTCAGGGCGTGTACCAAGAAAAATCTACATACAGTATAAGTGGCAATACAATTACATTTACAACAGCTCCGCCAGACGGCTACACTGTTGAAGTAACTACATTTGGCATGCTTTCTGTGTCAGGCGATTTTCAATGGACATCTGCTGCACAAACAACTAATTTTACGGCTACAGCTAATAGAGGCTATTTCGTAGATACATCAAGTTCAGCAATTACAGTTACATTACCGAGCTCTCCGAGTGTTGGTGATTCAGTAAATTTAATTGACTACGCAGGTAATGCGAACACAAATAATATTACTGTTACATCTTCAAACGATATAATGGACTCCGCTGATGATAAAGTTATCGATTATGATAATGGCGCGGTTGAACTAATATATTCAGGCTCATCGAAAGGTTGGGTCACGTCTTCAGCAGCTAATGAAACGGCTGAGGCGTTAGCTGTTAAAAAATTCCCCTACACCGCAAAAGTACTTATAGTGGCTGGCGGAGGCGGAAGTATTAAAGGTGCCGGTTGCGGCGGTGGCGGCGGCGGTGGTGTCTTAGAAGGAGACTTAACTGTCACTCCAGGCGATACTTGCGATGTAACCGTAGGGGCAGGAGGCGCGGCTGACAGCGGAAGCTACGCTGCGACAACAGGTCACGACGCATCTCAAGGGAACTTGTCTAAAATAGTGATAGGTAGCACCACATACACTGCCAACGGAGGCGGCAGAGGTGGGCATCAAGCTATTACCGGATTCAATGGCGGGTCTGGCGGTGGTGGTGGAGGTGCCGGAAGCAATAGCACCAATAAAGTAGGAGGTGATTCTAATCAATCAAACTCGTCGCCTTTAACTGGATACGGAAATGATGGAGGAGATCAATCCTCGGCATCCGGATATACCGGGGCCGGTGGCGGTGGTGGCGGAGCAGCTGGTTCTAGCACCACTGGAAATGCGGCAGCAGGTGGGGGTGACGGACACGTAAGCACGATAATATCAACATCTGAGTCAACGAGCAATTCCGTAGGTGAAGTTAACTCCACTAGTGTCTACTACGCTGGAGGAGGCGGAGGAGGTTCAGAATCTCAAGGATACGGAGCGGCAGGAAAAGGAGGTGCTGGCAGAGGAATACAAGGTACAAATGTATCAATGACAGCCGCTGTATATAACGGTGACGCTAACACAGGGGGCGGTGCTGGCGGAGCAGGCGTTCAATCTACAGTTGACTCGGCAGCAGGGGGCTCCGGAGTTGTAATATTTAGATTAACTGGTAAGTCTGCAGAAACTATAACGAACACCGGCGGGACTGTATTTACTTCTGGCAGCGACAAAGTAGTAATATTTAAAGGTTCAGGTTCTTTAACATTCTAATTATATGGCACATTTTGCAAAACTAGACAACGCTAATATTGTTACTCAGGTTGTAGTATTAGACAACAGCGTGATTACAAATGATCAAAACGTAGAGGTTGAACAGCTAGGCGTAGATTTTTTAGAAAATTTATACGGGTACAAACTTTGGAAACAAACATCTTACACAGGATCCTTTAGAGGGCATTATGCCGGTATTGGATGGAGGTATGACAAAGGCTTAGATGCTTTCATCGCCCCCAAACCTTATGATAGTTGGGCGTTGAACACAACAACCCTTGAATGGGAAGCCCCTGTCGATTACCCAAGTGATAATAATCACTACGAGTGGAACGAAGAAGATCAACAATGGGCACAAATAACATAGTATGGCATTAACAAAATTAAAAACGCAATTACTTTCTGATAATGTAGTTGATCACGGCCAGCTATCAGAGCGTTATACAGAAATAGAAGCAATTACTACACTCACAGGAATAGTTAGCTTTGACTGCTCCAATGGTGCTGTATTTGAATTAAGTGGTGATATTACAGGAGCATACACTATTGACTTAACAGGGTATAAAACGGGGCAGATTATTACTATTTACCCCATAAAAGGCAGTTACACAGTAACACTAGATGCGCAAGGTACCTCTACAAATACATTTAATAAATTAGCAGAGTCTGATTATGACGGCGCTAGTTCAAATATATTACAGATTGAATGTGTAGATGATTCAGCAACAGACCCAGTTTTCTTTTATAGCGTTACAACATTCGCGAGTGATAGTACAATTTAATTTTTTAATATGTTAGGTAGAAGGTTTTTAATAGCACATTCAGCGGTATCAGCCGCACCTTATTCGTTTGAATATCTTGCCGTTGCTGGCGGTGGCGGCGGTGGTGGCGGTGCTATTTACGCCAATGGTGGCGGTGGTGGCGGTGCTGGTGGATATTATACGGCTACAAGTAGCATTTTAAATCTTGGAACTGTTGTAAATATAACTATTGGGCAAGGCGGAACTGCTGGTCCAAATTCATATACCACGCAACTAGCTGGAAGCGGAGGAAATACAATTGTTACCCACGTTAAAAGCGGAACATTAACTTGTTCGGGCGGTGGCGGCGGTGCATCGGGCGATGGTGCATTAGCTGGTGGAAACGGCGGTTCGGGCGGTGGAGGAAAACAAAGCGGTTCTTCTGGCGGAACTGGAACTGGGTTCACTGGTGAACAAGTAGCTGATGGCGGTGATGGAGCAAATGGTACTGGCGGCGGAGGCGGCGGTGCTGGTCAAAACGGATTTGATGCGACTGCAACTTATGGTGGCGGCGCAGATGGCGGCGATGGCCTTTCTTCTTCTATAACTGGAACGGCTACATATTACGCAGGTGGCGGCGCTGGTGCTGGTTATTATGGTGGCGCAGCTCCTGGCGGAGGTTCAGCACCAAGACCATTGGGTGGTCAAGGCGGCGGCGGTAACGCTTCAATCAATACAACAAGCTCGGGTTCTGTTGATTCACCCCAAAACGGGACGGATGGACTCGGCGGAGGCGGTGGTGCAAGAAATTGTTGGAATAATGCTGGGGCGGGCGGTCAAGGTGGTTCGGGAGTGGTTATATTTAAAATCGCTAACGCTAATTACAGTGGAACTTATACTGGTTCGCCTAGCGTAGATACTTCATCGGTAACTGGATATACAATATTAAAATTTACAGGAAGCGGTTCTTATACAGTATAAAATATGGCACATTTTGCAAAATTAGATTCAGATAATATAGTGACTCAAGTAGTGGTAGTGGATAATTCGGTACTAGAAAAAGCAGACGGTACAGAAAGCGAACTAAAAGGTAAGCAGTTTTTAAATTCGTTGCTTGGTTCAGCTAAATGGGTACAAACATCTTATAACGGAACTATAAGGAAAAACTACGCTGGAGTAGGTTATAAGTATGACTCTACTAGGGATGCTTTCATACCCCCCAAGCCTTATACTAGCTGGACGCTTAATGAGACAACCTGTTTATGGGAGGCTCCAGTAGTCTATCCTTCAGATGGAAATATACATAATTGGGATGAGGCTAATCAACAATGGGTGTTGGCTAGAGTTCATGTAGACCCAAGCGAATAACAATGCAAGACTTACGCATTTATGGGTTGAGCTTAAGAGCGATAAAATAATAAAAATATAACATGGCATTAACAAAAGTAACAAGTGACGTTTTAGCGGATGAGTTTTTCACTCGTGCGTCGTCAACAACAATTTCAACAGCTACGACACACGCTGTAGACTTTACAGCAGCTTCTGTGGTCCCAATCACAGCGAGCGCCGCGGTAACATTAAATTTCACCAACCACAAGCCTGGTATGGTAAAAAATGTTATTATCACTGATTCAGGGGGAACATCTTCGTTGGCTTATGATAGCTCTGATACTGTAAAAGTATTAAATGGAGAATATTCGTCCACAGCTGGGGCTGTTAATTTTATTCAAGTAGTTTGTGTTAATACTAATACATTTTACGTAACAATTTCACAAGAACCAACAGCATAATGAAAGCAAGGTTAGAAGCTGGAAAAGTGGTGAAGTATTCATCAGTTCCAAATCAAGTAGATAATATATTAGGTGGAGCGAAAAACTTAAACCCTGAAGATTTAGGGTTTTATGATGTTATTGTACCTAGTTACGACCCAGTAACACAGGTTATTCATAACTTACACATGGAAACCAATTATGCTTCACCAACTGCAAATGATCCTAATGCAACACGCACGGTGTTTACATACGACGTAAAAGATAAAGTGATTAGTGAAACAGTTGATGAGCTTAAATCGCAGCGTATAAGTGAGCTTAATGGCTTAGTATATGATAAACTAAAGCCAACTGATTTTTATATCACTAGGTTCACTGAAAAGGCTATTAGCATACCTTCTGCTATTCAGGTTGCTAGAGATGCAATTAGAACAACAGCGGAAACAAAGGAAAACGAAATTAATGCTTTAACTGATAAAGCAGCTATACTTAAGTACGATATAAATTTCTAGTATATGGCTATTAACGAGCGTCTAATACATATCGCAGCAGATGCAGCAGGTGGTGGAACAGGCAACCAAGAAGAAGGACTTATCCTACACTTAGATGCTAATGATGTTGACTCGTATGACGGTGATGGTTCTGTATGGTACGATATAACCGACCACGAATATACTCCCGCTACAAACGTTGATGAGCATTTTAATACTGTTTTATATACTGGTGATGGCACAAATGACAGCAGCAAAAGCATAACAGGCGTAGGGTTTGAGCCTGATTTAGTTTGGGTTAAAAACAGAGATACTGGTTCAAATCATTATGTAACGGATAGCGTTAGAGGTGATAATAAACATATTTATACGGAAAGCACTAGCGCAGAAAATGGAAATAGTGTATCGGTTTATGGAGGGCTTTCTATTGATACTGACGGATTCACAGTAAATAGAGGCTCGAATAGTTCTTCTGTTGGTACAAACGCTAATAATGATAGCTACGTTGCTTGGTGCTTTAAAGCAGGAGGCGCAGCAGTATCTAATACCGATGGGAGTATTACATCTCAAGTTAGCGCTAGCAATGATTTGGGGTTTAGCATTGTTAGTTATACGGGTAATTTAACAAATACAACTACAGCTAACTCAACTTCAGTAGGACACGGATTAGATGTACCACCAGAATTAATTATATTTAAAAACTTATCAGTATCATCAAACTGGCAAGTTTTCTCAAGCGAATTAGCAAATTGGAGCACAAGACTAGTTCTTAATGATACGTCTTCAGCTAATGACCTATATTCATCCTATCCAATAGCAAACCCTACTGGTGATGTTTTTTATACTAATTACTTAACTGGTCAAAACGTAAGTAGCTATGACTACATAGCCTACTGCTTCGCTTCCAAAAGAGGTGTAAGTAAAGTAGGTAGTTATTCTGGGATAAGCGGAAGCCAAAAAATATACACAGGATTTGAACCAGCCTTTGTTTTAATAAAGAAAACAAATACCTCATCTAATGGGGATTGGAGTGTTTTTGATAACGCAAGAGTTAATGGAACTGTAAAAGGACAATTGTACCCTAGCCAAAATTATGCTGAAAGCGACAGGGACGGCTTAATATCTTTTAACAGAGATGGCTTCACACTAGAAAATAATACAGTTGGTCAAGTCCATACAAACGGGGATAAATACATCTACTACGCAGTAGCTAAAAACACAAAGGAAACAGACCTTATAGACGATACTGATTTAGAATTGCATTTAGATGCCGCTAGTTTCCCGCAAAAAGGAGAAAGTGGATATAGCAATACACCTAGCACTTGGAATGATTTAGTTACATCTAATTCAGACAGTACTATTACATCTTGCGAGTTTGATTCTGAACTAGGAAATTTCCTTAATTTTAACGGAAGTACAAGTGAGGTTCGCTTGCCTAGTAATTTAGTAGGAACAGACGGGATAGCTACGACTGAAATATGGGTAAAAGGTTCTTCTTTATCTAATCCAACAAATACTGACATACTTTATCAAAACGCTCAGGGTGGCTTCTACTATGTTATATTTTGTTACCCATCTGATGGTCTTACCGTTAGGGTGGCTAATAGCGGAAATACGGCTAATAGGGAAGTAAAGTATTCAACTAGTAATTTTAACTCAAATGATTGGTATCACATAGCTGTTACTTTTAGTGGAGCAAGCAACCCCATAAAACTATATGTAAATGGAGAAAAAGTAGGGGAAGCAAATGCTCTTTCTACTTTTAGAGTTATTACAGATTTTGCAAACAACGTAGGTTCTGAAACGAATAGCGATTCTTTGACTTGGTTGGGGCAAATCGGACAAGTAAGAACATATACCGCTACCTTAACCCAAGACGAAATAAGACAAAACTACAACTTCACTAAGTCTAGCTATCCTAATGGGTATAACGGCACGATAAGCGGCGCTACACATAGTGATGCTAATGCTAGTTTTGATTTTGATGGGGGAGACCAAATAAAAGGTTCTTCAACTACGCAATTTGCATTTACACCTGAAAGCAGTCTTGTAGTTTGGTTCAAAACACATTCTGTTAGCGTAAATGATGGAACTTATATCGTTAGTAATTCAGACTACATAAGTGGACACGTTAGAAACTGGACTTTTTATCACAGACTTTCTAACTTATATTTTGACTTACAGGGTACGCCAAATAATCTTATAACTTTAAGCTCTACGTTGTCAGCAAATGTTTGGTATTTTGCTGTAATAACTTATGACGGTTCTAATCATAAAGCATATTTGTCCACTACATCACAACCAACGGGAACAGCCGTTTCAGATGCTTACACAGGAGTACCGAAAAAAGAATCATATCCGCTTATTTTAGCAACAGACGGAAATGGGACATCTGCTTTTAATGGAGAAATCGGTTATTGTAAATTTTATGATAAGGCTTTAAGTTTAAGTGAAGTTCAAGCAGAATGGACAAATACTGAATCTACTTATAATACATAATGATACAAGACTTACGCATATACGGTTTGGGTATGCAAATAATAAAATAAATATAAATGAATTTAATTAGAAAAATTAGCATTGGCAGAGACTATAAAGATAATGCAATGCACTATTCGATTGGTCAGCAAGTTTACGGTGGTCATATTATAAGTGATATATTAGAAGAAGAAGATAAGTACTCAATATATATTACTAAAAATGACGACGTACTTCCATGGAAATCTTTTAATAAAAACATGGGTATTTCAATTGAATATAATTTAGATTATGATTAGTCTACACAATTTTATAGTAAAGCCAATAAAACAAAGATACAATAATAAAAAACAAATAGCGGGCAAAGAGCTTATATTAAATACCGATATGAGCGACCATAACTTTGTCTCAAGAGAAGCAGAGGTTATATCAGTGCCAAAGCTATTTAGAAGCAGTATAAAACCAGGAATGAAAGTTATAGTACACCATAACGTATTCCGCAGGTTTTACGATATTAGAGGTAATGAAAAAAACAGTAAAAGCTATTTTAAAGACAATCTCTATTTTGTCTATCCTGATCAAGTATACATGTATTTTGATACGGGATGGAAAGCATTAAACGGTTACTGTTTTGTACAGCCTATTGAAAAGCTATCAGAAGATTTATTCGATGTGCGCACCGAGGAGCCATTAAAAGGCCTTGTATCGCACAAAGATTGTTCCGGAGCAGTAGAAGTAGGTGAGCTGGTTGGTTTCACGCCACACAGCGAATTTGAGTTTATCATAGATAAGCAGAGATTATATAGAGTTCCACTAAATTCCATTTCAATTAAATATGAGCGCAAAGGAACAGAAAGACCGTATAATAAAAGCTGGGTATAAAGCAGTAGAAGAACTTATAAAGGTCGCAAAAGAAGAAATAGTCGATACAGAAGAAGATGTATCAGCGGATAGATTAAAGAATGCAGCTGCTACAAAGAAACTTGCAATTTTTGATGCCTTCGAAATACTCAATAGAATAGAAGTTGAAAAAGCTATGCTTGAAAACAAACCTATTAAAAAAGAGGAGAAAGCATTTAAAGGTTTTGCAGAAAGAAGATCTAAGTAATGGCATATCAGCAAACTTTATATAAAGTAGTCGAACCAATAAAGCACACAACTTTATATAGACTTAATAAAAGTAAATCCTGGAAATATGGTTATAACCCAGAGCATGATATTGTCGTAATAAGCAAGACTGGTCAAATAGGTGAGATATACGAAATACAAAACCTAAAAATAGCCTTACCTAAAGAAGAAAAAGTAGATAAGTCTACAAATAAATGGCAGCCTGAAGAATATCCAAAAGAGCTCAAAAATATTAAGACTATATTTGAGTGGGAAGAAAGAACAGAAGAATTTAAAAATAAATGGTATGCGTACATTGATAGAGAATTTACCAGGCGCGAAAAAGGTCATTGGTTTTATAATAAAAATACACCTACTTATGTCACTGGTACTCATTACATGTACTTGCAGTGGACTAAGATTGACGTGGGACACCCAGATTTTAGAGAAGCCAATAGATTATTCTTCATTTTCTGGGAAGCCTGTAAAGCCGATAAAAGGTCTTATGGAATGTGCTATCTTAAAAACAGACGATCTGGTTTTAGTTTCATGTCTTCAGGAGAATCCGTTAATCTTGCAACAATTACATCGGATGCACGGTTCGGAATATTGTCCAAATCTGGTTCCGATGCTAAAAAAATGTTCACAGATAAAGTCGTACCAATATCCATCAACTACCCATTCTTTTTTAAACCAATACAAGACGGAATGGACAGGCCTAAATCAGAGCTTGCCTTCCGCGTCCCAGCATCAAAGCTTACCCGTAAGTCCATTACTAAAACCGACGAAAGACAAATACTAGAGGGGCTAGATACAACTATTGATTGGAAAAACACAGGTGATAACTCATATGACGGTGAAAAACTAAACTTATTAGTTCATGATGAATCCGGTAAATGGGAAAAGCCTGATAATATATTAAATAACTGGCGAGTTACAAAAACGTGTTTACGTCTTGGAAGCCGTATTATTGGTAAGTGCATGATGGGATCAACATCTAACGCGCTCGATAAAGGTGGCGAAAATTTTAAAAAACTTTATTATGCTTCAGACGTTACAAAAAGAAACCGAAATGGACAAACTAATTCAGGATTATATAGTTTGTTCATTCCTATGGAGTGGAACTACGAGGGGTTCATTGATTCTTATGGAATACCTGTATTCGAAACTCCCACCGAAGAAACAGTCGATAGTCACGGAGATGTTATCGACGTTGGTGTTATCGAACACTGGGAAAACGAAGCGGAAGGTTTAAAAAGCGATCAAGACGCACTAAATGAATTTTATCGCCAGTTTCCAAGAACAGAAGAGCATGCGTTCAGAGACGAGACAAAGAATAGCATATTCAATCTAACTAAAATATACGATCAAGTAGATTATAACGGAGATGTTAGAAGTCAAGGCTTAATTACTAAAGGTAATTTCCAATGGGAAAATGGTATACAAGATTCTAAAGTAATATTTATGCCAGACACTTCTGGAAGGTTCAATATATCTTGGATTCCACCTTTAAATCTACAAAACCGCGTAATACTAAAAAACGGGGTAAAATATCCAGGTAATGAGCACGTTGGGGCATTTGGTTGCGATAGTTATGATATATCTGGAACAACTGACGGAAGAGGATCTAAAGGAGCACTGCACGGATTAACAAGTTTTTCAATGGAGGATGCTCCGCCTAATACATTTTTTTTAGAGTATGTTGCAAGACCACAAACAGCTGAAATGTTTTTTGAAGATGTTCTTATGGCCATTGCGTTCTATGGTATGCCACTTTTGGCAGAGAATAACAAACCACGGCTACTGTATTACCTTAAACGTAGAGGATATAGAGGATTCTCAATGAACCGACCAGATAAGCTACATAATAAGCTATCCGTAACAGAACGTGAAATAGGAGGAATACCAAACTCATCAATGGATATAAAGCAAGCACACGCTGCGGCTATTGAAACTTATATACAATCACATGTTGGTCTAAAAGACGACGGCCAATATGGCAATATGTATTTTAATCAAACATTAAACGACTGGGCTAAATTTGATATAAATAACAGAACAAAGTTTGATGCAGCTATATCTTCAGGATTAGCTATAATGGCTTGTAATAGAAATTTATATAGGCCTAACACAGAAAGAACAAAAACAACTTTAGACTTTGGTTTTAGAAGATATAATAACCAGGGTGAATTTTCAAAAATAATATAGTAGATGTCAAAAACTTTGCCAACCGGTATTTTTCCTTCTCAAGCTGTATCCGACGAAGAAAAGTCTTCTTATGGGTATGGAATGGAAGTTGCAAGAGCAATAGAGGGAGAATGGTTTAAACGCGATTCTGGAAGTTCTAGGTATTTCGCGAACAGAGACAATTTTCATAAACTACGTTTATACGCTAGAGGTGAACAACCAATTCAAAAGTATAAAGATGAGTTATCTATTAATGGTGATTTGTCATATCTTAATTTGGATTGGAAGCCTGTGCCGATTATTCCTAAGTTTGTTGACATTGTTGTAAATGGTATTGCTGAGCGGGCATATGATATTAACGCGTTTGCTCAAGACCCAGCGTCTGTACAACAAAAAACAAGGTACATGGAAGGTATCTTACAAGATATGCGTGCTAAAGAGTTTATTCAGCATGTTAAAGATAACCTTGGCGTAGATACAACTATAAATAAAAATATGGAAATTCCTGAAACTCCTGAAGAGTTGGAATTACATATGCAATTAGATTATAAGCAATCTATAGAAATAGCAGCCGAAGAAGCTATTAATAATGTTTTTGATCATAACAAGTACGAACTATTAAAGAAACGTCTTGATTATGATTTAGCTGTTTTAGGTATTGCTTGTGTCAAAAACGGATTCAACACAGCTGAAGGAATTACAGTAGATTATGTAGACCCAGCTGATATTGTTTATTCATATACCAACTCGCCTTATTTCGATGATTTATATTATGTAGGTGAAGTTCGCAGAACGACTATTCCTGAGCTTAAAAAGCAATTTCCTGAATTAACAGAACAAGAAATTGAAGAGTTAGAAGGATTAGGTACAAATCATTTAGTGTATAATAGACCATACGGAACTTTAGACAGTAACGATAAGTCTTATATATATGTTTTGCATTTTGAATATAAAACTTATAAGAACCAAGTATACAAAATAAAAGAAACCGCATCTGGTGCTGAAAAGTCTATTGAAAAACCAGATACGTTTAATCCGCCAAAAGATCAAAGATCTCGTTTTGATCGCGTGGCTAGAAGTATTGAAACAGTATACTGCGGGGCTAAAGTAATTGGATCTAACAAACTGTTAAAGTGGTACGAAGCTGAAAACATGGTTAGACCTAATTCAGATACAACCAAAGTACAGTTAAGCTATAACATTGTAGCTCCTAGAATATACCAAGGCAAGATTGAATCTTTAGTCGGCCGGATGACTTCGTTTGCTGATATGATTCAAATAACGCACTTGAAGCTACAACAGGTATTATCTAAAATGGTGCCTGATGGTGTTTATTTAGACGCTGATGGTTTAACCGAAATAGATTTAGGTAATGGAACTAACTATAACCCGCAAGAAGCACTTAATATGTACTTCCAAACAGGTTCTGTTATTGGTAGATCATATACACAAGATGGTGAATTTAACAATGGTAAAGTTCCGATTCAACCATTAGCTAATAATAGCGGCAATGCTAAAATAGCTAGCTTAATACAGTCTTATAACTATTACATGCAAATGTTACGTGATGTTACTGGATTGAATGAAGCTCGTGATGGTTCTATGCCAAGTGAAAACTCATTAGTAGGTTTACAGAAAATTGCAGCAGCAAATTCAAACACAGCCACAAGACATATATTGCAAGGCGGTTTATATCTGACATTAAAAACAGCGGAAGCAATTAACTTACGTGTTGCGGATGTATTAGAGTTTAGCAATACTAAGCAATCATTTATTGCGGGTGTTGGGCAAGTTAATGTTTCTACACTAGAAGAAATGAGCCAGTTGCATTTACACGACTTTGGTGTATTTTTACAATTAACACCTGATGACGAAGAAAAGCAATTGCTTGAAAATAATATTCAAATGGCATTATCTAAAGAACAAATACACTTAGAAGATGCTATTGATATTAGAGAAGTTAAAAATTTAAAGCTAGCTAACCAGTTATTAAAGTTACGTCGTAAGCGTAAACAAGAGGCAGATAGACAAATGCAGCTTGAAAACATTAATGCTCAATCTGAGTCAAATGCTAAAGCAGCACAAGCAGCGGCAATGGCAGACGTACAGAAGCAACAAGCTGTAGCAGAAACTAAAATACAAGTTAGCACTGCTGAAATAGAATTAGAAACTAAGAAACTTGAAAGAGAAGCTGAAATCAAAAAAGAGCTTATGTTCTTTGAGTATGAGCTAAACATGAAGCTTAAACAAGCAGATTTACAAGTAATTAATAGTAAAGAAGAGTACAAAGAAGATCGCAAAGATAAAAGAACAAAACTTCAGGCATCACAGCAATCTGAATTAATATCTCAGCGTAAAAATAATACTCCTCCAAAAAACTTTGAATCAGCAGGGTTTGATAACTTAGGAGGATTTGGCTTAGAGCAGTTTGAGCCTAGATAAAAAACTGCAAATCATTTTTATAATATTATATCATGGCAGAAGAAAACGTTGAAGCAACTGTAGTAGATGAAAATCCTACGCTTGCCGAAAGAGAAGCACAAGTGCTCGAAGACGCTGGGGTAAGCGTTAAAGATACAGACGGTACTTGGAAAGTAGATTTATCACAACCAACTGAAAATCAAGAAGATGCCGTTCAAGAGCAAAGCACAGATGAGATTCCTGTACGCGACGAACCCGAGGTTGGCAGCGAAATACAAGAAGAAAACGTCGAAGAAACAACTGAAGAGCCTACCGGAGAAGAAGAAGAAACGTTAATCGAATTAGTCGAAGACGAAAACACAGAAGCTCAAGTAGAAGAAGTAACCCAACCAGAACCAACTGAAGAACCGCAACCTGTAGTTCAGCAGCAAGAAATTCCAGAAGGACTAGAAGATCTTGTTAAGTTTATGAATGAAACAGGTGGAACCATTGAAGATTATGCTCGTTTAAATGCAGACTACTCCAATGTAGACGACCAAGCGCTATTACGCGAATACTACAAAAAGACTAAGCCTCATTTAGATAATGACGAAATTAATTTCTTATTAGAAGATCTTAACTTAGAAACAGAAAAGAAAATTGGTAATATCATGTTTTAGTTTTTAAAATAGCTGCTGATTGTCTTTAACTTAATAATAAGAGTTTCCAGCAATTAATAAGATGTTTACTATTGTGTTACCACAATAGGGGGCACAAATCTACCCTTTCCTCTAGGAGTATCTGCCATTTCTTCGATAATAGGAGCATTTAGTAATCCATTAGCAAGAGGTTGATTGTTGCTGTACATACCAGAATTGTGATTTCCTAGTGCTACCACACATGCGCCAGTTAACGTTGCCATATCAATTACAACTTTAGGCTTAAATTTACCGGCGTACGTTAATGCATCAGATAGAACCAAACGTCCTTCAGCATCAGTATTAAGGATCTCTACAGTTAGACCAGACATAGTTTTTACAATATCATCAGGTCTACTTGCAGTGCTTCCTGGCATATTCTCCGCAGCTGCCATGATCCCGACAATATTCAATGGTAATTTTACTAGTGCTGCAAATTTAATTAACCCTAACACTGTTGCAGCACCGCACATATCGTATTTCATACCGATCATTGCAGCAGCAGGTTTGATTGAGTTACCGCCAGTATCAAATGTGATACCTTTTCCAACGAAGACTATAGGTTGCTTAGCACTTGCGGTACCTTTGTATTCTAATGTAACTAGTTTGGGTGGTTGTACACTGCCTTGTGTAACTGACAAGAATGCCCCCATTTTCATTTTCTCTAAGTCTTTCTTGTTATGTACTTTGCACGACACTTTGGGGAATTGCTTAGCAACTTTAGCTGCTTCTTTGGCAAGATAAGTAGGTGTGCAAATATTTGCGGGCATGTTGGCTAGATCTTTGGTTAATTTCATACCTTGTGCAATAGCTAAACCTATTTTCATTGCTTTAGTTGCTACAGTAGTCTCAGGTTTGCCGTTAACTATCCAAGATATCTTTTTCTTGCTATTAGAGCTTTTGTTAGACTTAAATTGATCGAAGGAATATTCGCTGTCCTCAACAACTCTAGTCGCCTGTTGTATCTTCCATTCCAGATCTCGACCCCTTACGTTAAGTTCGGAAATGTAGCAACATGCATCTTTTGCTCCTGTACCTTTGAAAGCTGAAGCAGAGCTTTTTACTATTGAACGAAACTGCGCATCGTCTATAGCTGATTTCTTGCCACAGCCGATGAGGAGTACTCTAGATATGCCTGTGCTTGGATTATGAAGTACTAGGGACTCGCCAATCTTACCCGTTATATCGCCCATCTTAACTATCTTGCTTATGGCGCCTTTTATTTTCTTGTCGTATTTGCCAGTTACCTCAGCTAATTTTCCTTGTTCATGCACAGGTAAAATTAAGCATGCTGTTTTTTGTTTTTCTGGTTGACCGGTTTTTATGTTAAAATCCATTACTTTTAGGCTCCATTTTGGTGGTTTATATATAAGATGCCTTGGCATCCTTAGTACTAGATGATATTCGAAGATAACGAGTAATTGCAATGGTTATAGCTAGATACATTACCAAAGAAATATTCAGCGCATTTTTTGCGATAACTTTCGTATTGTTATTTATTGCCATTAGCAATCGTTTTGTTCTGTTCCTTGCCAAAGCAGCTGCAGGTAAGTTACCTATAGGTATGGTCTTCCAGGTGATGGGTTTGTATATTCCTGAAGTCTTTGGAATGTTAGCCCCTATAGCATTATTTTCTGCCATTTTATTTACACATAGCCGATTGCATGCGGATAGTGAAGTGTCGGTGTTATTTACATCAGGGTTCGACTGGGGCAAGTTAATCAAGTTTACAATGATAGCTGCAGTGGTAATTAGTATTCTGGTAGCTGTTATCAATCTGTTGTTGGCACCATATATAACTACAAAGAGAGAAAAGCTGCTGCAAGATGGTCAGGCAATAGGTGCGATGTATGCAATTACTCCTGGTCAGATTCATGTCTTTAATGAATATTCAAATTCAGTCTTTTACGTAGAAGATATAGATGAAGATAGAACATTGCGAAATGTGTTTATTGCTGATAATGCCAACAATGTAACTATTACTGCCAAGTCTGCTTTTGTTAAAAGGATGGAAGACAGTCATGAGTTTTATTTAATATTAAGAGATGGACATAGATATTCAGGTGTACCAGGTAGCGCAGAATATTCTGTGACTAGCTTTGGAGAATATGGCAGAGAAGTTAAGTTTGATGAAGCTGCAGTACCAAACACGGCTTCTTACAAGCCAACCAATGAATTATTTAATGCCAAGACTCCAGCAGAATTGGCTGAGTTGCAATGGCGATTATCGATGCCATTTGTAGTTTTAATTTTGGCTCTATTAGCAGTGCCAGTCGCTAAGGTCAATCCTCGTCAAGGACGTTATGCTAAGTTCTTGCCGGCAGCTTTGATTTATATGCTGTATTACAACTCTTTAACGGTGGTGCGACGTTGGATCGCTGCCGGAGATATTCCGGTGTACCCGGGTCTTTGGGCAGTACATATAGTGTTTCTTATTTTTGCAGTTCTATACATTTGGAAAGTATCTGGAAGATTAAATGAATATATTAGATCGATACATCGCTAAGCAAATAACCTTTACTATCTTGATAGTAGTGTTTGCGCTGCTAGGTATTGATGTGTTCTTTTATTTGGTAAATGAGTTACGTTATGTAGGTAAGGGTGATTATACCTTCTGGTCTGCGTTACAGTTTGTGGCTCTGACTATACCGCGCAAGATATATATAATTTTCCCATGGGGTGCATTGTTGGGATCTTTATTAGCCTTAGGGAATTTGGCTCGTAATAGTGAGCTAGTAGCAATGCGAGCGGCTACAGTATCTGTATATAGAATTGCTTGGTCTGCTATTAAGATAGGACTTATTCTTACCGCAATTATGTTTGTATGTGGAGAGTTGGTGTCTCCCGAGACCGAAAAATATGCACAGCGTATGAAAGCCCTAGCATTAACGCAAGGGCAAGCAATGCAATCGCATTTTGGAACCTGGGTACGACATGGTAATAGCTTTGTGCATATAGGCACTGTAAAGTCTGCAGATGATCTGGAACACGTAACTCGTTTTTCTTTTGATGACGATCTAAAACTAACGAATGTGTTTAGGGCGGCCAATGCTAAAGAGTCCGATGGCGTGTGGAATATGAGTGACGTACATACTACTAACATAAGCGAAGATCATACTAGCACTAAGTTTGCAGAGCAGGATAATATAAAGGATTTGTTAGAACAAAGTATTTTACATGTATC